CTTTTCGCAAGTCTCGGATCTCGAGTTCATGCCCATGCCGAAACTTGTCACGGTCGCCCACTTCATGCCGAACGACTTCTTGTCGCTTGCGCCGCCCCGGTTGCGGACCTGGGATGCCCCGAGCTTCCGTTTCACCCGAGCCACCCCCACAGAAACAGATAGGCGACATAGACGCTGCCGACCATGCAGATAAGGCCGAACAGATCGGCGATGACGGCGCGGATCATTTTGACAACTCCAAGGTGCCGATCGGGAAATGATATCTGGCGTAAGCCTCTTTGAACTCAGGCGATGCGTATGAGAGCAGGCCAAACGCCAAGACATCTTTCTTGTAAGTATCGCCCAGCTCACCCTCCGGGCAAAGCGGAGAAGTCACGAAGCAGAACCAGAGAGCGTGCTGGTCTTTGGCTTCGCTCTTCGGTTGCTTGTAAGTCTTCAGGACATTCCACTTCCAGCCTTGGGCATTCTCGAATGTCGCGTAGGGCTGGGCCTTGTCGCGTGACTTTGCGAGTGCGTTCATGGTGAAACCTTTCTTAGTGTTGAGTGAATTCGGAGGAAAGATCGTGACTTGCCTGATCATAGAGTGATTTCAAATCGCTCATCAAATCTTGCAAAACGTCGGCGCGCCACAGCGCGTCTTCCTGTGCAAACGCGAGCGTGGGGATGGCCTCCGCCTCCCCCGCTGCCACGTTGATTTTGATTTTGATGTACTTGCTCATCCCGCCACCCCGTTCTTTTTGAACCACGCCACGACGGCGGGTGTCGCTTCACCTCCAGTCAGGAGGCACTGAAGCGAGCCAAAGAAAAGGTCGGCCCACTCTCCGGGGGTCGCGGCCTTCTCGACGTAAATCGTTTCGTCCGCGTTGAGGGAACCGGATTCGATAAGGTAATTAACGCCATCCGGCGCGTTGCTTTCGCACTCGGCAATCAAGGTGTTGTACAGGGTGTGGTCGGCAATAAGGGCGTCCTCTGCGGCGTCTTCCGCTATCCAAGCCGCACGCTCCAGCTCGTCTTTGGCCCACAAATAAGCATTTTCTGAGTTGCTCATAGCACCAATCCTAAAAAGGAATGTCGTCATCGGACAGAATGAACCCTGGCTCGCCCCACCCTGGAGCTTTGCACTCAACGGGAATTGGACCGCCGATGGCCTCCATTTCATCCATTATGAAGTTTCCTATTTCCTGACGCTCCATTTCGTCTTGAAAGTCGTTGAACGCTGCGCTAGGAATATCCAAAGACCACATCATGTGCTGGTGTTCGCTCATGTTGTCGAAGCTGGTTATTGTTCTTGTCATCTCTTTAGTTCCTTTCTGAAGTGGAGAGAGAATTATCTCTCCTATCGTTTTGAAAGTAAACCCCTAAAGTTCTCAATAGAACCAAGCACTTACTCTAGCCTTCGGTATCGCTCGACGTAGATCTTACGGAAGCCAGGCCTTATTTTGCCCTTCATCAGGTACCAATCGCCCATCCGACCCTCCTCGACAATCTGCTTGCCGATGCGATCGTACTTGAACCTGTCGATGGTGCAGATGATTGGGCCAGTGTCATCTTCGAGTGTAATGTTCAGCCACAGATTGTTCCTATCAACCTTCTTGCCACCTCGCTTTGCAAGGTTGACAGTCTCATTCAGGTCTCTGAGATTCTTTTCTTTCAGCTTGCCGAAGAAAACGAACACACCAGGGTTGTCCCCATCAAGTTCTGCGATGTCTGTTATTTTAGTTTTGATGTTGTGCTTGGCTGGGTCTGCCTTGATGTGACCGAACCTCCTGTCGCACTCGAAGATGTCTTCGTAAGGTGTCTCTCCGGTGTTTAAGAGTGTTTCTTGGCGCGGGGTTAGGGGTTGCCGCAGCTTGCGCCTTTCAACAATGTCAGATGCCATCTTGGGGCCAATGCCCTTGATGCCGATCAGGCCACCGATCAGCTCGCCGTCTTGCACAGACCAGTTCTCTAGCGATTTGAATTTGTCGAACGGCTTGTAGACCAGACCCTCTTTGATAACCTCACGCAGCAGACGCACACCTTGCTCATCATCTTTGACATTGCGAAGGCAAGCCGCAGCAAACTCCAGAGGAAACTTAGATTTAAGAACGCAACACCAATAACTGACAAGACCATAGCTAACAGCATGAGACCGATTGAATGCCCAACTGCCCATGGTATTAATGTGATCCCAGATATTCCGAGCCTCGTCCTCGTCGATTCCATTTTCGCTTGCCCCTTTTTTGAATTTCTCAAAATAGGTGTCAAAGAACTCTTTTCCCAAAGACTTGCTCATCGCCTTGCGCAGCGAGGAGACATCCTCCCAGCTCAACTTGCCAACGTCTCGGCCAATGGTCATCACCTGTTCTTGGTAGACGACAACGCCATGGGTCACTTTTGTTATCTCTTCTGTTAGCGGGTGCAGGTACTCAACTGGTGCAGCTCCTGTGTGTCGTTTTATGAACTGAGTGGTGCCGCCAGAGTTGAGTGGTCCTGGCCGCCCAAGAGCTGTGATCGCAGCGACGTCTTCAAACTTGTGAACCTTCATCTGCCGGGTCACAGACTGAAGGGCATACCCCTCGAACTGGAATATCCCGGCGTATCGCTCCTCATTCAGAACTGCGAACGCAGCCTCATCCTCGAGCTGGTAGTTGAGCAGCTGATCCCGCGACCAGCCAACTTGATCAAGAACATCCTGTAAAACAGAAAGCGTCCGCAGCCCCAGGGCATCGATCTTGAGGAGGTTCAGATCCTCGGCATCCTTTTTGTCAATCTGAGCAGCACCGTTCTGCGCAGAGACCGAACAGTATTTACTGACAGGCTCCTCGGTGACCAGAATGCCAGCGGCATGAATTCCACTGTGCCTTGCATGGTTCTCCATCTCGGCAGCCACCTTCATCTGTGGGTATTTTGCCAAGACCTTTTTGCCAATGTCAAGATCATTGAATGTATCAAGGATGCAGAATGCTGCGCGAGAGTCGCCACCACTGCGCTCGATGATCGCACCCTTGAGGTCGTTGACTTCCCAAGAAGGAATACCAAGTGCCTTGGCAACCTCGGCGATTGTGCTCTTGGCTTTGTAGCGAGACACAGTCCCCAGGTGTGCGACCTTCTCTGCACCATATTTATTACGAGCATACTCAAACACCATCTCACGGCGATCATCTTGGAAATCTATGTCGATGTCCGGCAGATCTGCACGAGTGATGTCGATAAACCGCTCAAATAGCAGGTTGTGCTTTATCGGGTCAACGTCTGTTATACCAATCAGATAGCAGACCAAAGACCCAGCCGATGAACCACGAGCTGGTCCCACCAACATGTGCTTCTTGGCATACGCGATCATGTCAGCAATGACGAAGAAATAGTCCTCGAACTCCTTGCTTGCGATCATGTCCAGCTCTCGCTTGAGCCGGGCAGCGTAGACCTCATCGTCAAGATCAAGGTTTCTGTATGGCGCACCATCTTCGCACATTTGGCGCAGAGACTTGTCGCTCTTGAACGAAACCATCTGCGCGACAGGGAGGTCTGTTTGACACATCTCTGCAATCTTGTAGGTGTTGTCGATAGCCTCTTGCGGACCCCAGGGCACAGCCTCCTTCCACTCCCACTCATTGAGAATGTGCATCGGCGCAGTCCTGTCTTGGCGGTCTCTGCCAACCAGAACCTCGTAAGCCTTCTTGTCTGTCACGCGAGGGTAGTGGTTGTCGCTGGTGGCAACTGTCTTGAAGCCCTTTGCCTCAGCGAACTGAATAGACTTCCTCGTGCTCATCGGGTTTAGCTCGATGTAGAGGCTGTCTCTCTTGGCCAGCGGCAGCATCCCCCAGACCGGGTGGGTGCCGGAGAATATTATGACGCTGTCAGAGATATCAAAAAGATCAGTGTAGCTCAGGCGCGGGTGATAATAAAAGTTCTCTTTGCTGGTGCTCTTCGTCACGAGGCCATAGATCTCTTGCAGACCCTCGTTGTCCTTGGCCAGAAAGCACATCGTGTTGGCTGGCTGCTTCGATCGATCGGTGGCATCCTCAACAAATGGGATCTCAACACCCAAGATCGCCTTCTTCCCCGCAGCCTTGCAAGACTTGCTAAAAGCGACGTGGCCCCAAGTGCCTGAGTCAGCGATGCCAATGGCATCACCACCGCATTGACTTATGACTGAAGCCAGAGGGCCATACGCCTTGCGGAAGCAATACTCTGTCCGGGTGCGCAGATTAAGCAAGGTGCCCTTCTTTCTTGTACCACTTCACAACCTCGATCAGAGCCTCGACGTCTGCGGTTGCGCGGTGAGCACCCTTCATGTGTAAGCCGGTGACCTCCTCGTAAATGTCACCCAGCTTGCGTTTCTTGCCCCAGACACTTTCTCCAACCTCGACTGTGCAGATGTGCTCATAAGGCCATGGGAACTTAGTCAGCTTGTCAAGGCGCTCAAGCTCGAACTTCAGGAGCTTCCGATCGAATGGCAAATTGTGAGCGACGAGAGTTTTCTCACCCAAGAAGAACTCACAGACCTGCTGGTAGTAAGCAATAAATGGCTTCTCGTCTTTCAGCTTGTCGTCGGTGATGCCGGTGATCTTTGTGATGATGGGTGGCAGGTCGTATCCTGGGTGACAGAAGAACTCTAGCCTTTCTATTTCCTTGAGGTCTTCGTCCAGCTTGACCGCCCCGAACTCAATTATCTTCGGTTGTTGGTCTAGGTCTGATCCTTCGGCCTTGGGTAAGCCTGTGGTCTCAGTGTCGAATACTATCATCGACTGCCTCCAGCATGAATGCGTAAACACCAAGATCGTGGATCGAATCCTTGTGAGGCTCTTTCCACTGATTTGAATAGCGGATCAATTTGCTGACCACCATGTTCAACAACCCCATCCGGTTGAAGTCGTCCTGAGTCTTGAGCTCAACCCCATCCGGGAAAAGGACATCCATGACCTCGCCATACTGAATATAAGATGGCCCATACGATGCACCTCGCTCCCGGAAAGTCTTTGCTGCTTGCTCAAGGTTCTTCAGTGGCTCCGGCTTCTTGGCCCTCGGCGAACCCTTCTGCAAACCCTTCTGCTTTGCCTGACTCATAATTTACATCTTCCTCTTCTTTCAGGTCTAGGGAGGCTTGCTCAACTGCCTCTTCCAATTTCAACAAGAGTGTCGCCCGGATGTCAAAAATGCGCGCGACCTTCTCACCGTCAATCTCGATGT